ACACGGTGCTCAACACCGTTATGATCAACCCAACGCTGTAACATAAGGTTATTCCAATTATAACCTTTCGCGGACTTATCATCAAATGCTTCAAGTAAGCCAACTTTATTCTTTGTACCTTTCTTTCGAACGCCTGGATAAGCGGAGAAAACGTTGTCACTTGTATCACCTCGCATACATTTTTCAAATAGTAACCATTCAGGATTAGGTGCTTCCTTAGGCAGTTTAGTTTTCTTGTCTATAACTTCTTTGCCTTTGTCGTCAAAATAACCTTCGTGTGTAATTGTAACGTTTTGTATACCATTGTATTGACGTACATTAGGAGCAATCAATTGTGCAAAGTCACCGTCTGTACTAATAATAACATGATCGTCATTAGGATGTGATTGTACCCAGCCTGCAATCAAATCATCTGCTTCAAGTTGCGGATGACGCATAACAGTACAATTAGTTTTTGTATCAATAAATTCTTTAAACTCGTCAAAGATTTCCCAAAACACTTTATCTTCTTCTGCTTGTGCAGGAGTCATTGCATCGCGAGTTTCTTGTCTATTACGCTTGTAAGGCTCGTAATAATCTTTACGCCAACTGCGTCCTTCTAAGCAGAACACAACATGATCTGCATCAAAGTCAGTCCACGCTTTCTTTACACCATTTAGTGTAATGTGCAATGCCATGCCAACCTTATCATCTAGACTGCCACGTACTACATGACGAGCTCTAAAGAAAGTGTTTGCTGTATCTACTAAAACATATGTACTCATACTAATTCTTCCACAATTCCTAATGCTTCAGCTAGTATAAACAATATTCCTGCACTTGTCAAGTTTCCTGCTACCAAAAAACCGCCTGCACCAATTCGTAATACACTTTTAACTAAACTTACATAAAAGTGTCCTTTACTTGTGTCTTTAGGTTGTATACTCATCCGATTGAACTCTTATTTTTATCAATTGGAACTACGTTTACAAATCCCATCTCTCTATCTGTATCTAAACCTTCTTCAGATAGCATTTGTGTTACAATAGTTCTAAACCAAGAATCTACAATTTGTTCGTTAGATTCACCTTTATAACCTGCGTCAAGTAACTGTTCAATGAATTCGTTATTCCAATCAAGTTCAAAAAAACCGTTACGAATGTTATCAGGATTAACTTGGGTATCTAGTACAGCAACCCATGCCTCTCCTTTAGCAGTTGCTTCTTCTTTTTCTTTTTGTAGTGCTTCTCTACGAAGATCTTCAGAAGTCTTTTTTACATCAACTTCTTCTGCTGTAATTTTAGGTTTTACACCTAAAGCCTTTTTTAATTTATCCCAGTTCATATACCTGCCTCCCTAACTCTATCCTCTAGAGTTTTTGATTTTTCTTTTTGTTTCTTTTGTTCGTCAGCTTTGAACTCATCTGCATCAAAAGCATTCTCAAGTCCCCCACGCATTTCCGAATAGGCTGATGTGGAGTCTTGGGGTAAATCTCCATCCTCTTTCCATACACGCTTCGGCAACGTCTTTAACGTTGAGGGAATATTCTTCACTGCGTCCGCCCAGCGGCATAAGGTATACCGGACATTGTACCCCGGCGTCTCTGTAAGCCTCCACAGCCCTAGTAACTTCGTCAAAATCATCTTGACTAGCGACAACAAACTTGAGATAAAGGTCACTGCCGTCAACAAGGCTATACTCACGAGCAACATCAGGCAATATAGCAGTTTCCCAAGGTTCTCCTGAAACACTAAGTTTTGGGGAACAAGACCACGTGACTGTAAATCTGTCTTGATCTGTGAGATAGTTGAAGAAATCATCATGTAAAGGTTGTGTAGTGTTTGTTTCAAATGTAACATTTTTTAAATCCTGCATACGTGGATGTTCGAACAAGTCGATGTAGAGCTTTTGCCACGCTAACAGAGGCTCGCCACCTGTCATAATCAAGTGTATGTCTTGTCCATTATCTTGTGTCCACTTACCATTAGGAGTAAGCGACAGTAAATGTTCAACCACTTCGTCAACTTCTGCAAGTTTATTAAAGTGTTTAAACTCTGGGTAAATGCTTGCATATGTATCACAGCCTGTGTGAATAATAGGCAAGTCATTAAAATCTTTTGTAGTCTTATGAACATCCTTTGCAATCAGTTCTGCAACTTCTGCATTATGTTTAATGCCATCTTTGTGTTGCTGCCAACGATCTCTTTTTTCATTAGTACCAAAGTTCATACAACGAAAGTTACAACCAAAGGTGCGTAGGAATACACTAGGTACTCCTACAAACTTACCTTCACCTTGCACACTGTAAAATGCTTCTGAATATCTCAACTTCATCTTGGTGCAAACTCCTGTTGTAGTTTAATGTTGTCAAAGAACTCTTTCTTTGTGCCAGGATCGTGTTTAAAACTACCTTCTAGCACAGTTGTTTGTGTAAGTGAACTATGTGCCATAATTCCTCGATTCTCACAACAACCGTGTGTTGCTTGAATATAAACACCTAAATTTTCTGCACCTGTTGCAGTTTTAATTTCACGTGCAATATCATTTGCAAGTTCTTCTTGCAGTGTACCACGTCTAGCACACCATTGTGCAATACGTGTGTATTTGCTAAGTCCAATAAGTTTGTCAGCGGCAATAATACCAATGTATGCTACACCAGTAACTGGCTGGTGATGATGGCTACACATACTCTTTAGTTCCGAACGAACTACCAGCATGCCATTGTAGCGATCGTCACTATCATTTGGAAACGCTGTTGCACTAGGCTTAGGGTCATACCGGCCCGCCATAATCTCATTAAAATACATTTTAGCAAGACGTCTTGCTGTACCTTCTGAGTTAGGATCGTTATAACGATCAATTACTAGTGCATCAAGTACTTGATTAAATGCTAATGTAGCATCTTCA